GAGGTGCTTCCCCTATTGTACTTAAAATAGTATTAACAGCTTCTAGTTCTGTTGTTCTAGTTTGAATTGTCATAGTTTTTTTTGGAATTTTGTAAACACAGGGCAAGTTGTCTGTGGTTAATCCTTGCCCTGTATTAGTCTCAATTATTATTGAGAAGCTACTGAAATACATGCTTCTGGTCTTAGGACTGAACTTCCTAAAGCCATTCTACATGTAATTAGTGAACCAATTCTTCTTGCATCATAAGTAGTCTCTACAACTAAATCTTTCAATTTAACTGTACCGATTGAACTTTTGTGAAAAAGAACTGCACCTGTATATTGTCCATCGACATTATAAGTGTTGTTTCTTCCTGCTGTTGCGTCTGATGAGTGGTCAGTAAATGCAGTAACAGTTGAGTTACTTTTAATTACTGGAACACCACCTAAACTAACGACTGTACCTTTACCAAAATCACCATTCATTGAAGAAAAGTCTCTTGATAATAGTTTATCGTTATTAGCCAACTGATAATAAATATCAGGTGAAACAACAATGTATCTGTCAGTAGAAGGTACATCATTCTCATCAAGTTTTTGTAAACCTTCGAAGATTGAAGCAATCATAGATGTAGAATTTGTTTTACAGTCTGCATCAATGATTTTTGAACCTACATTACCACCAGTAACATTTGGAGTTGCCGTAGCCGAGCCAATCATAACAAGCTGAAGCAAGTTATTATCGATAGTACGAGCCAAACTTTGACCCATTTCATTTGCGTAGATTTTTCTAATATCGAAATAATTCTTTAATTCATCGATTTCAGAAACAAATGAAGATGCTAAAAGCATGTCATCTACATGTACTACTTTCTCGTTGTGTTTGATGCTATCTCCCACGATTTCATTTCCTGCTACATGGTAACCACTTGTTGTAGTCCCAACAACGGGAAAAGTTGCCGACTTAGAATTAGAAATCGTTCTAGTGTTTGTAATTCCTAACATCACGTTCTCTCTTGAAAATGATGCAAGAACTTCTCCACTATAGATTTTTAAAAATAAATCGTTGTAGCCAGTTCCAGTTGCGTTAACTAGACCCAGTCTACTTGGTGTTGCGTTTGACATAATATATGTCTCCTTTATTTTTATTGTTAGTGTTTAAGTTAAAACACCTATCTAATTTTCTTATTTGAAAGTTCTCTGACGTGTCAGGCATTCTTTAACGAATTTTGATAAGCCACCTCTCTTATGAGAGATGATGGTTTACTTTTTGTATCCTATTCCTGTTTTTCTATTTCCCCATAACTTCTGCCATGACCAAACATTAATTTTACTAGAGTAATGATTAATGAATAATAAAATGGTTTTCATTATTTTCCTTGTTTGTTATATTTTTTATAACTTCTTCTTTCATCTTTGTTTAAATTTTTCTTATGTCTGCCAACTTTACGTCTGGTTTTCTTTTCATAATTATTACCAACAGGTTTAGTCATTACTTACGTTTAATTAAATCTGTAGCTTTTATTCCAAAAATTGCACCACACACAGAAACCCACAATGCTTGAAACCAAAAAGGTAGGTTGTTGAAATGGTCAAAGAATAATTGTACTTTTTTATGAATTTCTGGGTCATCACTAAATACAGACCAAGCTAATAAAATAATTGGAATTGAAATTAAAACTAAAACAAATTCATCTTTTAAATCGTTCTTGTGACTTTCTAATATTTTTCCACTGTATTCAACTTCTCCTGATGCCATTTTTTCTGCTTGAAGTAATCTTGCAGTAGACATTGCTTCTTTAGTCTTCTGTTTATCAGAATATAATTTGGCAGAAGTTTTCACTGCCATACCTAGTAGGTTTAACCACATTAGTGATTATCCCTTCTGTTAGCTGATTTACTTCTTATTCTGAGATTGCTTCTAGAATTGTTTCTTGGGTTCTTGTCTTTATGGTCTACGTCTTTACCTTGAATAGCTTTAGTTCCTAACTTCTTCTCCATTAGTCTTCTGGCTATTCGTCTATTCTGCCTATTATCTCTATCTTCTTTACTTCGGACTGCATATTCTCTCTTGTAGTCTCTAGCCATTAAAAGACACTGCTATTACCTAGTTTTCTCTCAACTTGCTTTCTGTAAACTGGGTCTTTATCGTATCTTGGGTCGTTCATAGCTTCAGTAACTTGTTGTACTGAATTGAATTGTTCTATTGATGTATTATTAACATCACCCTGTATCATCTCTTGAGGTTGATTTTGTGAAGCAGACATTCCTGCTCTAGTCATAATACCATGAACAGCTAATTTTATTTGGTCAATACTTCCTGTTGAAGTTAAGTCATTAAATGCAGTTTGTTCACCTTCACTTAAATTCTTACTAGCCCAATCAATAAGTTCACCATATTTTTGTTGTCCACCTACAGTGTCATAAACTTGTGCTGATTGTGTTTCAGCAATAGCTTTTTGACCTTTGATGTATTCATTAACAAGGGATTTATCCAATCCTTGTTTTGCTAATTCAGTATAACTATTTTCTGATAGTTCACCTTTGTCAGCATACTCATCAGCAAATTTTCCCATGTTAAAACCTGTTGGAGTACCTTTAGGAATTTCCAAAGCATCTTTGTTAGCTTCTTCTTTTACTGGTTCTGCTTCAGATTTTTTACCTGAAAATTGTTTTTCTAATTCGCTATATGCTTTAGATAATTCTTGAGCAGACTTAAATTTTTCTGGTAACCATTCAGGTCTTTGGTTTTCAAGATTTTGTGCATCAATGTTAGGTTCAGTTGCGATGGCTCTATTACCATCTTCATCTGTTCCTGTATCAACATTGATACCTTGTGCTTTTAATTCTGCAATAGCATCTGCATCGGTTGGTTGTGCTTCTGCTGTATTGATTTCTACTTTTTCGTAAATTGCCATAGTTTTTTTATTCCTCTTGGTTAATTACAACTTCGCCATCTTCAGCTTGTACAGTTGCACCAGAGTTAGCAAGTTGTTCCATCATAGGAACAGCTACTCTAGGGTCAGTTGCCATATTTTGCATCTGTTGTGCCTGTTGTTGCTGTTGTGCTTGTTGTTGTTCTTGTTGTAGTTGTTCAGATGATTTAATTAGACCAACAACATCAATCTGGTTAGCTACTGCAAATTTCTTAATGCAGTCTTCAAGATTAATGTGTCTTGCTAATACTTCAGCACCTAATGTGTTTGAAAGGTCAGATAAAAATTGTAATAATTTTAATCTATCACTTGCTCTACCTAATGCTTCCATGCCGACTATAATTTTTACTTTAACTAAATCTTTTGGAAGGTCTGGTAGAAGTTTCTTCTGTCTTAACATTGCCAATTTAGTATTAAGATAAGGCAGTTGAAATTCTGTTGTTAATATTCCATAGACACCACCAAGTGCATCTTGCAATTCATTCGCCACTAATTGGACTTCTGTTGCAGTTACTCTTTCGGCTTGTCGTTGGACACTAGCATTTAGAAGAAATGCAAATTGAAGTCTTTGTTCAATTCTATTCATGCTTTCTAAAGCTACTCTAAAATCAGCAAATTTATTGGCTTGTAGTACAGTTACATCTGATGCTGAACCTTCAATAATTGCACCATTACTAGCTTTTGCTATTGCTGATGCTCTAGTAGTACCTGAAGGACTTACAAGAAATAACATTTTAGCAGAAGCAGAACTTCCTTCTAATATTGCTCTTGATAAACCTTCTAGTGATTTTAGGTCACCAATGAAACTTTCAACATGTCCTCGACCATAATTCATTCCATCAATTCTATTAAATCTTAATGCAAGGTAAGGTAATGTTTCTTCTGTATATTCTTTTTTATATAAGACAAATCCTTTTACTTCTTGATGAACAGTATATTTATTTCCATGTTTCTTAACGCATGTAAATAAATCTAATGTTTTATCTTCTTGTGTGTCGTCTTGTAATCTTAATTGACTTAAAATCTTTTCAGGAAGTGTATTTGCAGTCACTCCTTCTTTAATAATAATTTTTAGTACATGACCTTGTGGGTCTCTTTTAACTACATAATTTTCTAATCTATAAGTTCTTAACCCTGTGTCAGTAATATGTAAAAGTACATTACCAGATACAATCAAATGTTTTAATGCTTCATATACTGCAACTCTATCATTTTGAGTTTCAATATTATCCATTACAGATTTTTCTATTTTAGCTAAACCTTGTTCTATAAGTTTCTTTTCTTTTGGGTCGCCTTGAATTTTTTTATATACTAGCTCATCAACATCAATTCTAAAGAATGGTGCTTGTGGTGGAAACAAAGCTAACATCAATTTAGATGCTAGATTTAAAACTCCTCTACTTCCAATACTTTGATATGGGGTTGAGTAGTTAGTATTTTCATTAGAACCTTTGGCAGGATACAAGTAAGGTATTGTTAAATCTGCACTTTCTCTTGCTCTTTCTAAATAACTTTCTCTATCTTGTTCTAGCTTTTGGTACTGACCTTCAACAGAATTTTGATTTTGTGTATTGTTGATGGTATCGTCACTCAAAGTATACTTCTCCGTCTTCATTTATTATGCAGTTGGAAAATTTAATCCACTACCACTTGAAGCTAAAGGTATTCTTAAAGAACCTCTGCCAACCCTTTTTCTTGCGTAGTTAGACGCAACTGATGTACTTGCAGAACTATTGTTTGCTTCCGTAGGTGCTTTTTGCTTTGTAGTAGCATTTGACACTGAAGGCATAGCAACTGGAATAGGCTCTGGAGCAGGTGGTGGACTTGGTCTTGAAAATGAACACATGTCTAGTTTTCCTCTTGTTGTTTGATTTCTTTTATTAAATGATTAACGACTGACCTTTGACCTGCTTTAAACCAAACAAGTTTTTCGTTATCTTCTATGTTTGGACATTTGTCAGGAAAGACAACGTCAAGGTACTCAATGACTTCTTCACTAATTCTTGGTTTTTTCATCATTGGATACTCCTAAAGTGGTACTTAATTGTTTTTTTCTCATTGCTATAATCTCACCTGCTATTGCTGAATACCCACAGGCATCAACAAAATCATCAGCATTGAAACTTCCACCCTGACTTCTAGCTATTTTTAGAAGGGTCATTAGGTTTGCCACATCTTCAGGTAATATAGTTAAAGTTAGTTTAGTTTTGTTTTGAAGGTAGCCAGTCCATAATCTTGCAATGTTTTCGTGGTTTACTACCTTGTCTCCATGTTTATCTTCTCTATCGGTACTAACTAGCTTTTTTGCTAATTCCAGAATTTTTATCGCTTCCATCTGTTCTCCATAATATTATTTGTTTAGTTTTATAATTGTATTCACCATCTCTTAATATTCTTGCAAGTTTTCCTTGATGGTACGCATCAGACATCTCATAACCATTTCTCTGATACTCTTGTAATACTGCTTCCCAAAGTTCATCTATATTTTTCTTATCTAAAAGAACTCTTGATGATTTAACTGCACCACAACCTTTAAGTCCTGAATACCCATCACTAGCATCACCAACTAAAACTTGCTGACAGAAATTGTAGTTTGCTTTCAGTTCGTCTACATATTCAATGCTGTCATCAATAATAAAACAATGCCATGTAGGTATTGTTCTCATATCTTTATCACCAGAAACAATTACATTATTGTCTTTGTATTTTCCTGTAGCTAGTAATCCTAAAACATCATCACCTTCTAATGAAGTAAAGGTTTCACACTTGTGAGTTTCTTCAATCCATTTTCTTAATGGTGAATAACAAACTGGTTTTCTAATACCTTTTCTATGTGACTTGTAAGTGCTGTCTAATTCTTTTCTAAAATTAACTTTATCAGAAAAAGCAACAACAACATCTTTCGAACTTGTTATGCTTAAATAATAAGCGATTGATTGTATCCATAATTGTTTTGCTTTTTTGAAGTCTGAATGTAAAGTCCATACATCATTACCCCAATCAACAGGTTCTTCTAGGCTAGAAGTAATCTTATAAGCAAGTAAGTCTCCATCAACCAACATAATTTTTGATTTATTGTTATGAAAGTCATTCATATTTTTCATAGTTTTTTTGGCTTGAAAGTTTTTATCTTTGTTTGCACTGTGTAAATGAAAGTGTCCTTCATCTAATTGTGTCATATTTTTATCTCCTTAAGTTTTAGTATATTTGATTTTGGTATTACTGTTGAGTTACCACCCTCATGGATTGTGCCATCATCATTGAAATTAATGTCGCCAATGAAAACGTAAGTGTTTTTGTTTGATGATAACAACCAACCCATTGTT